GGTAACTGTCCACTTGTGGATACCAGGACGGCATCGTGAGATGCTGCCCTCTCCGTGAGGAGTCCTTGAGCTAACTCTGGTCGAGTTAGTTTTGTCTGTCAATATCCTTAGGAGTATGACTATGTCTTTAAGACAGAAGGCAAACCTGCGTGACCGGTTTATCGCGATAGGAGTCAACAAAAATCTAGCTGCTGATCTCGCATCAACGGTTAGTCGATACGTTAGAGATAACGGTCCTGCTTGGACCGTTAAGCGTCTAAAACTACTTAAGACGTGTTTTCTTAAACGCATTGCGGGTGAAACCTACAGTCTGGCTTACATAGCACACCGTAAGGATACTCAAGGTGGCATCCCTAAAGGGCCTTTAGGGGCCCTATGGGAGGTAGATGTTACCGATATAACGAGTATATCCCGAGCGCTGAATGCGATGATGGTCTATTCAACCTTCACTGCAGATTCTGTGACACCGGAGCAATGGGAGAAATTCCATTCTTCGATGACACGACAGCCATCCGATCCAGACATTGTTCAGTCTGTCATCGATCAAATCCGCGTCCCGAAATGGATGCGGGTGGATGATACTGTAGCGCTAACCTCATTCGAGGAGTTTGTAGTTGTTCACAACCTTAGTAATAAGGTTGTGAATGACCAGGTGGATTCCTTTGTCGAAACTGACACTGGAATGGCACTGTGGGAGGAATTTCCACAGTACAAAAAGTCTATCAAATCTGAAATTGCGAGCTCGATTGACACCCGAGTTCGCTTTGATGACTATTTGGGATACCATCCACCTCTTAACTCGCGTACTACGCGTGACCCGGTTGGGAAACTGGGTTGCACACAGGAAGCGGGTTACAAACTTAGGGTTTTTGCTAGCCCTAACATTGTCCACCAGGTGGCAATGTCTCGTCTGAAGCGACAACTGTTTCGACTTTTAGCTAAAGTCAAATGGGACTGTACCTATGACCAGAGTAGTGGTACACTCTGGGCCAAGGAACAGCTGAACCAAGGCAAGGAGTTGTTTAGCATCGATTTGTCAGATGCTACTAACAACTTCCCGCTCGAAGTCCAACTCCATGTACTCAGATCCATTGGGTGCAAGGAAGAGGATGTGAAACTGTTTCATCGTCTATCCAGAGCACCTTGGGGAGCATTCTTCAAGGAGTCTTGGGTCGGGCGGTGGTCAGTAGGGCAACCACTTGGCTTAGGTCCTTCTTTTCCAGCGTTTGCGTTAACCCATGGAGTTTTGGTAAACTCTCTTTGCCCGGATGGTCAGTTGAAAGACGCATTCCGCGTACTCGGTGATGACATAGTCATCTCGGGGGGTCAACTTGCAAGCAGATATCTGCGAGCAATGCATAAGCTAGGAATTCCCATTTCGGTGGATAAAACGATACGTTCAACCCAGTTTGCTGAATTTGCAGGCAAATTGGTTACTAGGGATGGTATCCTAGC